GCTAATACTTTTACAACAGGAGATGCTTTTAGATATGTTATTAGAATGAGAAAATCAGGAGCTGTGGCTAACTGTGTTATGAGAGCTAATCTTAATACTATAGATAGTATTACAGGAGCAGTTCAAATAGGGCAATCAACTTTATTAGCAACAGCTAACGTATTTGCTCAACATAAAAGAGAAGTTCATATTAAATCAGCTACAAGCACTCAGACTATAAATGCTACAACAAACTATTTTACAGATGATACTAGTGTTTCTACAGCTATTGGATCATCTAATATAGATTGGACTGTTAATCAATATTTTATTGTTTCATTACAAAATTCATCAGTTAGTGATGGTACTTTTTGTAATGGAATTACAATTGAAAAAATTTAAAATATGAAGATAAATGATAAATTTTATGAGTTTATAACTGATTTTAATGTTATTAATGAATCTCAATTTATAGCTGTTACTGATTATGGTGTAGTTTTATTTGATATTACTATGAATTTTAATAATAATTTTTTTACTAAATCAGATGATGCTATAGCATATATTGAAAGTATATTAAAATAATATGGCCGGAATAGTTAGACAAAGTGCTTATGCTAGTATAGCTCAAAGAGCTATTAGTGCATCATATGCTTCCACTGCCTCAGTACTATTAGGTAGTGTTGTTAGTGCTTCATATGCGACTACAGCTTCTTATATATCTGGGAAGATAGAAAGTGCCAGTTATGCGGCTACAGCTTCTTATGCTTTAACTTCTTCATATGTTACTAATTTAAATCAATATGTAACAATTGGAAGTATAACTAGTACTCCATCAACAGAAGCTACATTAAATGTATACCCTCCTATAATACCAGGTAATGGAGAGGGAGGTCAAATATTATTAGCTGCGTCTGGAGGTCTTTATACTTCAGCTTCTATGTTAGATACGTATCAAAATTATTTTAGAATTTTAAGAGGTAGTAATACGTTAGGTAGTAACACACAGCTAATCGGTTTAGATTTACACACAGGAAATCTCTCGGTAGCAGGAGCGGTAAACCCAAGTGCATGGTCTACTGGTCAAGTAATTAAAGATACTATATTAAGTAACACTGAAGTAACGATCAGTACTACAACTATTGCTACTAGTACTTCTGATACAGATTTTTTAACTTATAGCTATACACCTGTGAGTTCTAATAGTTATTTAATAATTCATTATCATTTAGCTAATTATGATTTTAGCGGAGGAACAGGGAATGACTCATATATTTCTAGAATAAAAGTAGATGGTAGTGAGATAACCTACTCAACACAAAGTACAGTTAACGGTAATCGAAGTCCAGTTTTATTTCCATTAATGGGAAGATATACTAATTCTAATACAGTGGCTAAATCAATAGTTGTTGCTTGTCGTAGGAATTCAGCAGATGATAGTATCACAATAACAAATTCAGCTACTTCAATGTGGTTAAGAATAACAGAAATAGCTAGATAAAATTTAAAAACTTTTTAATATTTATAATTAAAAACACATGCCATTAATTTTAAGAGCAGTTAAAGGATCAAAACTTACTATCCCAGAGATGGATGGTAACCTTACATATTTATCTTCAACTTTATCAGGTTCAATAATACAAGTAACAGGATCATCAATAAGTGCTCCTAGTACTTCTATCACTGCTTCATCTTTTGTAGGTAGTGGAAGTGGAATTATAGGTGTAGTATCATCTTCATATGCTGCCACATCCTCATATGCTGCCACATCTTCATATTCAACTACTTTAGGAGCGACTTTAGGTAATGATTCAACAGGGCGATTACGATTATCAAATAGTGCGGGAAATGGTATATCAGATGTAATTAAGTTAACCTCATCCTTAGCTTTAACTTCATCATATGTTAACCCACTAATTCAAAATGTTCAAATAACTGGTTCATTAACTGTTACAGGTTCTAATACTTTAATAGGAAATACTATTTTAAGTGGAAGTGTGAATATTTCAGGATCAACAAGTTTTATTGGAACCCACACTTTAAGTGGTTCTAATACTATAACAGGTAATACTGTTTTAAATGGTAGTATAACAGTAAGTGGAAGTTCAGTTTTTAGTAATACAATCTTTATAGTAACTGGTTCTCAATTTTACACTGGTTCTTCAGTTTATGTTGGTAATCAAACAATTACTGGTTCTTTAAGTTTAACTAGTAATGGTATAGGTACAGGTCTTTATATAAATGGGCAAAAACAATTTAACTATATTTCAGCATATCATACCGCTAGTATAAATGCTACCCAAAATGTATCTGGTTCATTTATATATAGTACAGTGAGTGTTTCTAGTGGAATATCAGTAGTTAGTGGAAGTAGAATAACATTTGCTAATACAGGAATATATAATATACAATTCTCAGTTCAAGCATATACTCCTACTAATAATACTAACATAAACATATGGTTTAAAAAAGATGGGGTAAATATAGCAAATTCAGCGACTGTAATAGATTTTGGTACTACAGACTATGGAGTAGCAGCATGGAATTTTGTTGACACATTTAATTCAGGTTCATATGCAGAGATAGCTTACCAAAGTGATCAGTCAACTACTCAATTCTTATACGCTGGTGCTACAGGTAATATTCCAGCTATTCCTTCTATTATAGTTTCAGTTACTCAAGTAGCTTAAATTTAAAAATAAAAAAAAATGGAAACAAAAGTTTTAACACAAGAAGAGATTACACAATTAAAAGATTTACAAGATAAAAGAAAAAATTTATCTGAACAGTTTGGTTTATTAGAGATAAATTATGAGACTCAAAAACAATCATTGCTTTATCAACTAAATCAATTATTACAAGAGGAAGATAAAATAGGTTCTCAACTTCAACAAAAATATGGAGATGGAACTATCAACCTAGATAAAGGAGAATTTACTAGCAATTAGTTTTGACTAATTTTAGAATATTTATAAACAAAACAAAACTTAATTAAAAATAATGGCAACAAACGCATTAATATCACCTGGTGTATTAGCAAGAGAAAATGATACATCCTTTGTAAACGAACGCCCAATAACTGTAGGAGCTGCTATTATAGGTCCGACAGTTAAAGGACCTGTTGAAATACCTACAATTGTTACTTCATATTCAGAGTATGTAAATAAATTTGGAGATTTATTAATAAGTGGAGGTAATTCTTACTCTTATTTTACTTCAATAGCAGCTTACAATTATTTTGCTAACGGAGGTGAAACATTGTTAGTAGCAAGAATAGTATCTGGAACTTATACAGAAGCTACAAGCTCAGCTATAAGTGCTAGTACACAAGCTGCTTCTCAACCAGCATTTACACTTGAAACTATCTCTGAAGGTATTATAATGAACAGTACAAGCACTCAAGACTCAAGAGGTGCTTTACCAAGTGGATCTGTAAATAACATTCGTTGGCAAATTATTAACCCAAATACATCTTCAGGTACGTTTGGTTTATTAATTAGACAAGGTAACGATACAACAAACAATCCAATTGTATTAGAAACATGGACTAACTTATCATTAGACCCACAATCAACTAATTATATATCTAGAGTAATAGGTGATTATGTTTACAATTACAACTCAACTAATAATCAAATTGAAGTATCAGGTTCATATCCGAATGCTTCAAGATATGTAAGAGTAAAATCAGTAAACTTACAAACACCTAATTACTTACTATCATCAGGTTTAATTTCAAATGCCGCTTATACAGCTTCTATTCCATTAGCAGCTAGTGGTACATTTGGTGGAGCTGTAGGTGATGTAAAAGGAGGAGCTAATTTTTATGATACTATAGCTAACGCTACTAATACTCAAGGTTTAGTAGCTGATAACTATGATAATATGATTGATTTATTAGCTAACCAAGATGATTATAAATTTAATGCTTTATACACTCCAGGTTTAATAAGTAATTTCGCAACCCATACAAGTAAAGTAGCACAAATTGTATCTAACACTCAAGATAGAGGAGATAACATTTATGTTGTTGATTTAGTAGGATATGGTTCATCAGTTACTGCTGTTACCGGAGAAGCAAATGCTAGTTTTGATACATCATATGCTGCTGCTTACTGGCCTTGGTGTCAAATTAAAGACCCAGCAACAGGTAAAAACGTTTGGGTTCCAGCTTCAACTATGATTGCAGGTGTTTATGCTTATAATGATAAAGTAGCTGAACCTTGGTTCGCACCAGCAGGTATAAACAGAGGTGGATTAAGTAGAGTAATTCGTGTAGAACAAAAATTACCACAATCATCTCGTGATACTTTATACTTAAACAAAGTAAATCCAATAGCAACGTTCCCAGGAACTGGAGTTGTAGTATATGGTCAGAAAACATTACAATCAGCAGCATCTGCTCTTGATCGTGTAAATGTTAGAAGATTATTAATTCAACTTAAGTCTTATATCTCACAAGTAGCTCTTAACTTAGTGTTTGAACAAAATACAGCCGCTACAAGAAATCAATTCTTAAGCCAAGTTAATCCATATCTTGAAACTGTACAACAAAGACAAGGTTTATATGCGTTCAGAGTAGTAATGGATGATACAAATAATACACCAGATGTAATTGATAGAAATGAATTAATAGGTCAAATCTATTTACAACCAACTAAGACAGCTGAGTTTATTTATTTAGATTTCAATATTACCCCAACTGGAGCTACTTTCCCAGTGTAAAACTTAAAAACGATATATTTATAATTAAATAAATAAGACAATGGCAATATTAGACGCAAACGAAATATTTTTCACAGCATTTGAACCAAAACAGGCTAACCGATTCGTCATGTATATGGACGGAATACCTAGCTATTTAGTGAAAGGTGTTAACGCTGTATCATTAACTCAAGGTGAAGTAGTGTTAAATCACATTAACATACAACGTAAAGTTAAAGGTAAAACTACTTGGGGTGATATTCAGATGACTCTATTCGATCCAATTACACCTTCAGGTGCACAATCGGTAATGGAATGGGTTCGCTTACACCACGAATCAGTAACAGGACGTGATGGTTACTCAGATTTCTATAAGAAAGACTTAACATTAAACGTAATTGGTCCTGTAGGTGATGTAGTAAGTGAATGGATTCTTAAAGGTGCTTTTATTAAGGAAGCTAATTTTGGAGATTATAACTGGGATACTGAAAATACCGCTGTAAATATTACAATGACTGTAGGTGTTGATTACTGTGTATTAAACTTCTAAAAATTAAATATTTTAAAGAAAGTCCGCTTTTTAGCGGACTTCTTTTTTCTCTATATATTTATAAACAAAAGTTATTATAAATGGAAAAAAATAAATTAAACATCCCAACTGAAACAGTTGAGTTACCTTCAAAAGGTTTATTGTATTCAAAAGAAAGTCCTTTATTTAGTGGTAAAATTGAAATGAAATATATGACCGCTAAAGAAGAAGATATTCTAACTAATCAAAATTATATTAAAAGTGGTACAGTGATAGATAGATTACTCCAATCATTAATTGTATCAAATATTAATTACAATGATTTATTAGTAGGAGATAAAAACGCGATAATGGTAGCAGCACGTATTTTGTCTTATGGATCTAAATATGATTTTAATTATGATGGTGTAGAACAATCAATTGATCTAAGTGCTTTAGAATCTAAACCTTTACATCCTGATTTTGCTAAAGCTGTATCTAATGAGTTTTCTTATACTTTACCTAACTCAGGCAATGTTATTACTTTCAGATTATTAACTCATGGTGATGAAAATAAAATTGAACAAGAAATAAAAGGTCTTCAAAAAATAAATAAAAATATAACTAGTGATGTAACAGTTAGATTAGCACATATTATAACATCTGTAAATGGTTCTTCTGAAAAAGCTGAAATTAGAGATTTTGTGAATAATTATTTTTTAGCTAAAGACGCTAGAGAATTTAGAAAATATTATAACGAAATTTCTCCAGATATAGATTTAAATGTAAGTTTAACTACAAGTGAAGGCAGAGAGGAGGCTGTAGATTTACCAATCAGTGTTAACTTTTTTTGGCCTGACGCTTGATTATAGATTAAATTTATTCAGACAAATTCATGAAATAGTGTTTCATGGTCAAGGTGGTTATGATTGGGATATAGTTTATAATATGCCTATATGGTTAAGAAATTTAACTTTTAATCTTATAGTTAATTATCATGAACCTAAGAAAAATGAAGCTGAGTCTACTTGGATAGAAGGAGAAGCAGTTAAAGAAGCTGCTAAAAATAAAAAAGTTAAATATCCAATTTATAATACAGGGGTGTCTAAAAAATGACACCCCTCTATATTTATAATAAAATACATTAAATGGCTAAAAAAATAGGTAATATTAATGAGGATGACATAAAAAATTTAAGAGCAGATGCTATAGGTTTGCTTAATGATTTAGATGCCATTAGTAATAATATAGGTAATACTTTAAATAAAGTAAGCAAATTAACTGGGGAAAATGTTAGTGCTTTTAAAGAAGGATTTAATGCTTCTAAAGCTTTAGCAGATGCTATTTCTAAAGTAGATTCAAAAACTTTAGCCTCTAAAAAAGAACAATCTCGATTTCAAGATAAAGTTAGAAAAGCACAAGAAGAAGCCCTTAAGTTAGAAGCTAAAGCTTCACGATTAAGAGCTGAAGCTGCTAATTTAACTAAAAAACAAGCAGTAGAGGCATTTAAAGTAGCTAGAGCATATGAAGATGGAGCTGAAAAATTAAGAGAGCAAGCTTCAACTGCTAAAGTGATATCAGATCAATTTGATAAAATTAATTCTAAAGCTAAGATTTTTGATAAAGTATCTGATTTAGCTAAAGATATTCCTTTATTAAGTAAAGTATTTAAAGAATTTCAAAGTGCCTCAGATGCATCTAGAGAGGCAGCTTCTGAGGGAGCAGGTAGATTAAAATCTTTTGCTACTGGGGCTAAAGAATTAGGTGGTGTTTTAGTAAAAGGATTAGGTGCGTTAGGTATTGGATTTCTAGTTAAAGGTTTAAAAGACGCGGATGAAAGAAGTGTATCTTTATCTCGTAATTTAAATATGTCTAAAGACTCAGCAGATAAAATGCTTAGATCTTTTAATGAGACCGCTAGAGGAATACAAGGATTAACAGGAAAAGATTTACAACAATCAGTTGAAAGTTTTTCTGAAAGTTTAGGTACAACAGCTATTGTAAGTAAAGATACAGCTGAAGAATTAGCTTCTCAAGTTAAATTTTTAGGTTTATCTGTTGATGAAGCTAACAAATTAGCTGTTTTAACAGAAGCTAGTAGTATAAGCGCTAAAGACTTAGGTAATCAAATTCGAGGTGAAGTTAAATTAAGTAATGCATTAAATAAAACTGCTATTGATTACAAAGTTATTACTAAAGATATAGCTAATACTAGTGCGGCTATTAAAATATCAACTCAAGGAACTGGGAAAAGTTTAGCTATAGCAGCTATAGAAGCTAAAAAATTAGGACTAAGTTTATCAGATGTTGATAAAATAGCAGATTCATTATTAAATTTTGAACAATCTATTGCTTCTGAGTTAGAAGCTGAATTATTAACTGGTAGAAATCTTAATTTAGAGCAAGCTAGACTATATGCTTTAAATAATGATATAGCTGGAGTAGCTAAAGAAATAGCTAAACAAGGTATTACTCAAGAAAAGTTTTCAAGAATGAATCGTATCCAACAAGAAGCAATAGCTGGAGCGATAGGAATGAGTAGAGAAGAATTGGCTAATTCATTGATGGAACAAACAGCATTAGCTAATCTTGGAGCTAAAACTAAAGAAGAATTAAGTGATAAAGTTAAATTAGAATTACAAAGAATAGACCAATTAAAACAACAAGGAAAAATTGAGGAAGCAGAAGCAGCTAGAAAAAAACTTATAGGACAATTAGGAAATGATGAATTAGTTCGCCAACAAGAAAATAGAACATTAGCTGAATTACAAGCTGAATCTGCCCAAAAAATGATTGAGGCTTTTGATGCTTTACAACCAGTATTAGATGTTATTAAAAAATTATTTGAATTTATAAATGATCATGCTAAATCTATAGCTTTAATTTTAGGAGGAATGGCTGGGCTTTCTATAATTAATAGTATAATGAATTTAGGAAAAGGATTAAAAGGTGTATTAGGTATATTTAAAAGTATAAGAAGTGAAGCTGGAGGATTATCTAGTGGTATGAATAGTGGTCTTAAAACTATGGCTCAACAAGTAGCCGCTATGAAAGCAGCTAATCCAGGTATGACTTCAAAAGCAGCATTAGCTGCTATTAGAGCTGGGGGTGGTGGTGTTGGCAAAGCAGCAGGTAAAGGATTATTTAAAGCATTAGGTAAATCATTTTTAAAGAAAATTCCTATTATAGGAGCTATAGCAGGTTTAGGATTTGCAGCTTCAAGAGCTTTAGAAGGTGACTGGGCAGGTGCTGGATTAGAAGCTGCTAGTGGTATAGCAGGTACATTACCTGGATTAGGTACAGCAGCATCAATTGGTTTAGATGCTACTTTAGCAGCTAGAGATATGGCTGGTCCTGAATTTGCTAATGGAGGAATTGTAACTAAAAAACTTAAAAACGCTACTGTTGGAGAAGCAGGTACCGAGGCTATTATTCCTTTAAACTCACCTAGAGGTAAAGAAATATTAGGTGGTAATTCTTCATCTGAACTAGCTGAAATTAAAAATATATTAAATCAGATACTTAATAAAGATACTAATGTGTATATGGATTCATCTAAGGTAGGTACTGCTTTAAATTTAGGTTCTGTTAGAATTCAATAATAATTAATATTTATAATAAAATTAAAACAATGGGACTATTAGATAAACTACAACAACAAGGTTCAATTTTAACCGCTTATAACGGAAATACTCCGTCTATAAACCCACTAGCCACTCAATTATCTAAATTACATGATAGTTATTCAACTACTGGGGATAATGCGTCTCAAGTAAATGCTGATTTTCAAGCTTACTTAGATGGAACTATTAATATTTTACCACAACCAACTAACTTAGATTTAAGTACTGCTCCAACAGAGTATATTAAAAATATGCCTCGTTAATGGGATTAATAGACTTAAAAACCAATTTAAAGACTTTAAAGTACGGGAATGACCAAAAAGGTGGAGGTTCAAGTAACCAACCTTATATAGTTGCTCCTATACCTGATGGTTATACTGAAAACGCTTCAGATTTTCTGTTGCGTAATGGACGTCTTAACCTAGTAAGTTCTGAACAGGATGTTAGTCGATTAACTAAATTATTTAAAGATACTAAGTCTCCTAATGGTTTACAGTTTATAGCTAAACAAGAATTATTAGAAAGACAAAATGTTGAAGTACCTGGTGGACTTGGTAGAATCTATAATCCATTAAATACTTTAGCTCAAGCTGGTGTGACATCAATAGGATATCACTTAAATAAACAAGGATTAGATCCTTTTGCTAGAGGATATTTTAATGGAGGTAGTAGTGGATATTACAGAACTACTTTAAGAGATAATGATCTAGATATTAACAGATTATATGGTTTATATAAAATAAAACAAATAAATTCTAGATCTAATCAACCTGAGAATTTTTTATTAAGTAGTACTTATAATATTAGTTCTAATCCTAACTATTTATTCTCATACTCAGGAGGTCCAGGTAGTGTTTTAGGTATAGGTAATACTAATATTAGAGTTATTGGTAATGGGTATGGTAATCCTTTAGAAAGAACTAATAATGAAGTTGTAACTAAAGATGCTTTAGAGATTTTTAAAAGATTTGACCCTACAAGTAGTGAAACAATATTACCTACTGTAGATATTGAAAGAGCAGGAAAAAGAGGAAGCACAACTCTAAACTCACTAAACAATACTTACAATCCATATATGAGTAGAGTAGGTATAGGTACACCTGGGAATTTTAATAGAGAAGATACATATCAAACTTCATACACAGAATATAGGAGTATACCTCCAAAAACTAATCCTAATAATTTTTATGCTGTAGATGAAATAAATGCGTCTAGAATATTGACATCAGGAAGTATTGAAGACTATAAAAATAGTGATTTAGTTAAGTTTTACTTTGAAATAATAAATAATAATACAGTAGATAATATTGATAATTCTTTTTTATTTTTTAGAGCTTATATAAACAATTTAGGTGATGGTTTTAAAGCTGATTGGCAATCTTATAAATATGTAGGTAGAGCTGAAAACTTTTACAAATACGCTGGCTTCTCTAGAGACATCTCATTATCATTCACAATATATGCCCACTCAAGAGCAGAAATGTTACCTATATATCAAAAATTAAATTATTTAGTAGGAGTAACAGCACCTAGTTACTCAGATGCTGGTTTAATGAGAGGTAATTTTATTAGAATGACAATTGGAGATTACTTACTAGATGTCCCAGGTATTGTACAAAATATTAATTTAAAACCAAGTTTTGAAGCTGGGTGGGATTTAAATAGAAAAGAAGATGGTAGTCCTTTTAAATTAGAAGATGATAGCCCAGATGGAGATGAATTTGTAGGTCAATTACCACGTATGATTGAAGTAGATTTATCATTCACTCCAATTCATAATTTTACTCCTCAAATTAAAGAAAATTTTATTAGAAATATATAATGAATAGATATCAAAACATACCAATTATAAAAAATTCAACAGGTACTCGTTATTATAAAGATAACAAGTACCCACGAATTTCTTTATCTGTTGATGATATTTATGTAGAAACAACAATAGGTGATAGATTTGATTTATTAGCACTACAATATTATGGTGATTCATCTTTATGGTGGATTATTTCTATTGCTAATGAAACTTTACCTCAAAATTCATTATATATACCTGTAGGTTCTCAAATTAGAATTCCTAATAATCCTACAAATATAATATCAAGTTATAACAATTTAAACTCTTAATTATGGCTATAATAGGAGAAAGTTTTGATCCATATGTACAAAGACAAGTTAATATTCGTCAAAATAAATTATCTTTAAGAGACAAAGATAATGATATTTTAAAATATATTACTAATAAAACATCTTTTTTAAGATTAACATCTGGTATAGATGTAGCGAATGATAATAATGGTCTTGATAAACTAAGAGCTATGGGCTTTAATGTCCCTAATAGTTTCACTGGAGCTAATTTAGCTAAGGATTATATTTTATTCTCAGCTAATTTTAATAGTGAATTTACCTCAGGTATTGGGTATGATAGATTATATTCATCGTATGGTTTCACATCAGACCCAGACTACGGTTTAGTTCCTCCTCCAGGTATAGTATCAGCGGATATTAAATCTTTAAACCGAGGTTCTTTAAGAGAAGCTAATATACAAATTATATGTCATAACTTATCACAATTTAAAATAATTAGTACTCTATTTTTAAAATTAAGATATTCATTATTATTAGAATGGGGTCATACTTTATATTTTAATAATAAAGGAGAATTAATTAATAAGTTTAACATCCCAGATTTATCATCTAAATTTTTAAGTAAAACTGGTTTTTCTACTCAAGAGGAATTACTTAAAGAAATTGAAAAAGAAAGAGCAAATTCTGGTGGAAATTATGATGCTTTTTTTGGAGTTGTAAAAAATTTCAATTGGGAATTATTAGAAAATGGAAGTTATAATGTTACTATAAATGCTATATCAACAGGGGATGTTATTGAATCTTTAAAAATTAATTCTAATATATCCCCAGATCAAACTGCTAAACCTATTAAAGAAGGAGACTCAGCAATAATTTATAATAAATCAACATTACATAAAATATTAGGTTTCATTAAACAAAAAATAGAGGATAATGGAGGATATCTTCATGGTATTAAAGTAAACCCAGATTCAAATGCTTTAGATACAGATAGTTTATCTTTTGTTACTGGGTTAAAATCTAATTATAAGTCTCCTGGGGATGATCAAAGTGTTAAATCTCCAAATGGGATATTGTCTTGGAAAGAAGGAACAGTTGTTGATTTTGATGATTTAGTTGTTGATGATAATAATAAACCTTTACGACAGTATTATATTAAATTAGGTACTTTACTTCGTGTTATAGAATCTTTTTTATTATATTATGATACTTCTAAAAAATCAAATCCACCTGTGTTTTTTATAGATCATAATTTTGATAATAATGAGTGTTTTACTATACCTAAACAAATTCCGCTAGACCCAAGAATATGTTTACTCCCAGTAGAATTAGATAGAATATTTGAAGGAAAAAAATCTCAAAGTGCAGGTTATTCTAAAAAAATAACTACTTATTATTTTGGAACAAGTGGGCAAGTTGAAAAAGGATATTGGTTTAGTAATGTACAATCTACATCTACAAGTACTCCTATAAATGAATTACCTAGTAATGTAAATATAGGAGATTCTGTAATAATAAGTGTTGATTCTCCTAAAGGAGGAGCGTTTTTTATTAATTATGATAATGTAGGATTAATTAAATCTGGAGAAGATATTATATCTGCTATTAGAACAAAAGTAGGTGGAATACTTAATGCTAATACTGTAGAAGGTGAAGCATCATTTCAAACTGTATCTGTAATAGTTGAAACTTATGAAGAAGATAATAGAATTGAAGATTTACTTAAAGAAGGTGAAGGTGGTAGACTTCGATATTTAAGTAAAGATTTTTTAACCGATAATAAATTTATTGGTAAAACAATGAATATATATTTAAATATTGATTTTATTATTTCTACTTTAGATAGTAATATTGATACTGATGGAAATGTACCATTATATGATTTTTTAACTAATTTAATGAACGGTGTAAAAAGATCATTAGGTTATATTAATGATTTTGAAATTATTTATAAAGATAATATTAATACGTATTTTATTATAGATAATGCTTTAACTCCTATTAAATTTGATGATATTAATAAAAATAATATTACTAAATTAAATATTAATTTATTAAAAGAAGGTAATAATGGAGGAAGTTTTGTCACTAATTTTGGATTAAAAAGTGAATTATTTTCTAAAATAGCTAACACTATTGCTTTAGGCGCTCAAGCAAATGGAAATACATTAATCTCTAACTCTACTGCTTTTAGTGAATTTAACGCTGGATTAGTTGATAGATTTTTAGAAGTTAAACAAAATTTAAATGTTGATCCTAAAGGAGGAATAGATAAATACCAGATAGCTTATAATAATTACATAGCGTATTTATATAAATTATTAGATTTAGAACCTAAAGAAGCTAAAGCTTTTACTATAGCTGGTGGAGTTTGGATAGTTTATAATGATTCATCCTTTAGTGAAGAAGTTATATCATCTTTTGAATCTTATATAACAGATGTATTACAATTTAATATAGGTACATATATTAATGATAAAAATATATCAGGTACTGGTTTTATTCCTTTAAATCTACAATTAACTATGGATGGTTTAAGTGGGATGAAAATATATCAAACTTTCGATATAGATGAAACTTTACTTCCTGATGAATACCAAAATAGAATTAGATTTATTATCAGAGGTGTAAATCATAAAATAGATACTAACGGATGGTATACTTCTATTGAAACATTATCTATACCTAAATTAAAAGGTACTAAAAATACTAATGTAAAATTTCCTAAAATAATAAGTGGTGGAGTAAATGTAAACGCAAATAATACTCCTTCAACTCAATTAGGTAGTGTTAATGCAAATAAACTTAGAGCTGTTATAAGTGAATTAGGATACTCAGAAAAAGGAAAAGAATTAGATAGCTCAGGATATGATATTTTAGAAGGAACATATTTAGCAGCTGAAAAATTCATTAGAGATTTAAAAGCTACTTACCCTGGTTATAATATTACTTTTACAGCAGGAAATGATAATTGGCATGTTAAATATAGTAAAAGTAAAATACATCCATCTGGTAAAGCTTTAGATATTACTATTAATGGAGTTACAAATAGAGTGTCAAAACCTAAAGGAGGAGATGCTCGAGTTAATGGGGTTTATACTAATGAAGAAAAAGAAAAAATAAATAATGTTATTAAAATAGCTAATAAATATTTTAATAGAGTAGATGATGAATACCAACAGCCAGTTAAATGGGCTAGTGGAGGACATATACATATGAACATATAATATGACTTATATACCTAAAAATAAAATACAAACTAATTTATATACATCTGGGGGAGATTATGCTATAGCTTCTACTCTCCAAGATTATATCGGATTTTATTATAAGTTATATAATGGTAAATTTTATACAGGTAAAACCCCTAATGAACCTGATTCTCAAGAATTAATAGCTACACCTTTTGAAGATGGAGGAGGTATCATTCCATTAGTGATACCTTATAATCCACTTTTACCTACACCTCAGGATTATCAAGTAGGCGAATTTACAAGATACTTTAATATTAAGAGAAACCAAGCTATTTTTACAGAGATTTCTAAAGATATTTATCAAAAATATCAACAACAAGATCCCCAAGTACCTTGGCGTTCATATAGAGTGTTTTCTTTATCATGGCGATTAACAGGAGATATTAATCAAGTAGCTCAAACTAATAAAAATATAACTGAGTTAACTGAGGCTAAAGAAAAAGTATTAGGTTTAAGTTTATACTTAAAAGAAAATTGGACCCAATATTATAAAAACCTCTCTTAAAAATAATTTGGCCTCCAAAATATAATTACTATATTGGTCCTACGCGCAATAAAGGTTATATATGTTTTGGATTATAGAAAATAAGGAACAGTTAGAAACGTTTTATCTCAACGAGTATAAAGAAGTATTCGTAGAGATAATTCCATCTCATAATTATATACACCCAGTACTTAATAATGTCTCTTTAATCTACATTAGACCTTTAACAGATACTAAAGGCTATATAATATGTGTTGATCACAGTGAAACACTTTCTGTAGGTGAAACTTATATCAAACGTTTATTCCAGCAACTAGATACAATATATGTTCGAGACAAAAAATCATTCTTATATTATTTCCAGTTAAACAAGGTAATAGATATTTCCTCAGTTAAAAATGTTGAAACACCTAAACTACCTATATTTGATCTGTTCTACAGACAACAACCTAATAAAACAGATATAAATAGAATTATACCCATAGTTAAACATTATGAGGTATGTGAGAATATTTATAACCAGCTTAAAGAAACACTTGAATCACCTAAGCCAGAGTATTTAAAATTTTATAACAAAGGTGCTTTAGCATTCTTTGGAGTAGAAAAAAACGGCGTTAAAGTTGATTTAAACAAATTCTATAAGTTTTATGAACCAAATAATGAATTATATTCTATAGACGGTAATACCATTTATACCCAATATAATCTCAATACTACTACTAGAAGGCCATCAAACGCTTTTAATGGAATTAATTTTGCTGCTCTAAATAAAGATAATCATTCAAGAGCAAGCCTTATACCACGTAATAATGAATTTTTGGAAATCGACATATCAGCTTATCATCCAACACTTGCAGGACAAATCATCGATTATACGTTTGATAATCCTGATATCCATTCTGAGTTTGCTGAAATGTATGGTGTAAGTTACGCCGAAGCAAAAGAATTAACATTTAAACAATTATATGGAGGTATCTTTAAAGAATATCAACATTTAGAGTTCTTTCAAAAAGTACAATCATATATTAATAAACAATGGAAATTATTTAATGAACAAGGATATATAGAAGCTCCTATATCAAAATATAGATTTGAAAAAGATAAATTGGATAAAATGACTCCACAAAAACTTTTCAATTATATCTTGCAGAATATGGAAACTTCTATTAACATACAGATATTACTTAAAATACATAAAATATTATTAGGTAAATATTCTAAAGTAGTTCTATATACTTACGATTCGTTTCTTATAGATTGGGATGAAGATGAAGAAGATGAGTTAGAACAAATAAAAGACATATTTAAAGAAATGAATTTATCTATAAAGATTAATAGAGGAAAGAATTATGATTTTGAACATTAATGACTATATGTATGACGTGGACATAGACTTTAAAGATTTGAACAACAAATTATTTTGTACGTTCACTAGTGGGGAAGAGCTAGAAACGTTAATCGAGAATATTACTAATTCTTATACTATCATGTATAATAAAATGTTTGTACTTTTTGTTAAGAGTACGAATGAGTATGTTCTTACTTACAATGTTGATCAAGGTAATGTTAATTCTATTCCTGAAAATACAATTTTAGTACACCGTAAAAAAGAAACTAACTCACTTTATACTATCAATGCTTTAAATGAGTTAATAAAAAGACTAAATGGTGGTGTAGTAGATGTTTCTTATAAAATAAATTGGCCGCACTATCGCAATTGTATTTTACTTACCCAGCACAATGAGTTAAAACAACTTAATACAAAAGTACATTCTATAATAGAACTATGAAAAAGTCAGAGTTAAGACAAATTATCAAAGAGGAAATTGAAAAAATATTAAATAATTCTGAAGGAATTAGCCCAGAATGGATCAATCCTAATTCTCCTAAAGCTAAAATTTTAACAAATGTTTACTATATTGGTGATGGAGCTTCAGGAGAACTAAAACAATATAGAGGTGAAGCTGTTCCTTCATATGAGTTATCGGGATATACTTTATCTCAAATAAAAAAAGAAGGGGATGGTATGTTATATATTCAAAAAGGAGAAGAAGGATGGTATGATGAAGAAGAAGGAACGTTTGAATCATATGATGAAAATAGTACAACACGTATAAAAAAAGAATATATTAAGTTAATTCCTTAATTTCTTTTTAATATTTATAATAAACACAAAGGTGTTTATACTGGTTAACTACAGTTAAGAATTTTCACACGAATAAAAATAAAGGCAATTTAAGCTTATTTAAAAGCAGTTTGGCCTATTAAACAAAGTGTATTACATTATAATAACAAATTAAAAACCAAAATTAAATTTATGGACATTAATGCAATCAAACAGAGACTAAGTTCTCTACAAACGTCTAATTCTTCTGGTAAGAAAGAAAAAATTGACTATTCCAAGTACTATTGGAAACCAAAAACTGAAGGTAAGTATCAAATTCGTTTTGTGCCTTCTAAATTAAACAAAGAAAATCCATTCCAAGAAGTGTTCGTCCACTACGGATTTTCAAAATTCCCAACATACGCTTTAACTAACTGGGGTGAAAAAGATCCAATCGTTGAAATGGCTAACCAACTTCGTGACGCTGGTGGTTCTGAAAATTGGAAATTAGCTAAAAAGTTAGATCCTAAAATGCGTGTTTTTGCACCTGTAATTGTTCGTGGTGAAGAAGACAAAGGTGTTCGTCTATGGGAATTTGGTAAAGAAATTTACATGCAATTATTAGGTATTGCTGAGGATGAAGACTATGGTGATTTTACTTCAATCACTGAAGGTCGTGACTTTACAGTAGAAATTGTTCCTAATGCTGATGGTAGCGTAGGTGGTAAAGTTAAAATTGGTGCTCTTCGTATCAAACCTAAAACATCCGCTTTAAGTGATGACAAGAACCAAGTTAAAAATTGGTTAACAGAACAACCAAATGTTCTTGAACTTCAAAAGAAATCATCTTTCGAAGACATTAAAGGTATGTTATATAACTTCTTAAACCCAGATGCTGAAGAAGAAACAACAACTGAAGAAGCTACAGATGTACCAAATGACCTTCCATGGGAAGATGAAGCACCAGCTCAATCAAATTATTCAGCGCCTAGGGGTAAAGCTAAGACTTCTAAAGCTAATAAGTTTGATTCAGTGTTTGAAGACGAAGAATAATCTTAAATTTACATTTTAAATGGCCAAGAAAAAAGAAAAAGAATCTTTAATGACAGCGGTCTCTAGTGAAATTAAAGCTAATTTCAATCTAGAGAAATTTAAAGAGAAAAAGCTGCTAAACAGTACAGTCAAGTTCAAAGAACAAAGATGGATTCCATTTTCAGAGGCTTTACAAGAATCAACTTCTCTTCCAGGCGCAGCCATAGGCCATATTAATCTCTTAAGAGGACACAGTAATACAGGTAAAACAACAGCTTTACTTGAATTGGCAATAAATGCCCAGAAAATGGGCATTTTACCTGTGTTTATTATTACAGAGATGAAATGGTCTTGGGAACACGCTAAACAAATGGGATTCCAAGTTGAAGATGTTGTTGATGAATCAACAGGAGAAGTTATAGATTATAAAGGTTTTTTCTTATATAACGACAGAAGTTCACTTCAAACAATTGAAGATGTAGCTGAGTTTATAGCTGACTTGTTAGATGAACAAAAGAAAGGTAATTTACCTTATGATTTATGTTTCTTTTGGGATTCAATTGGTTCTATACCTTGTAAAATGAGTGTTGAAGCGAATAAAAATAATCCAATGTGGAACGCAGGTGCGATGTCACAACAATTTGGAAATTTTATTAACCAACGCTTCCCACTGTCACGTAAAGAAAATTCACCATATACTAATACAATGGTAGCTATTAATAAGATCTGGGTTGCACCAGCTGAAAATATATTTGCTCAACCTAAGATGAAAATGAAAAATGGTGAAACAATGTTTTTAGATGCCTCAGTTGTTATTACTTTTGGTAATATTACTAATAGTGGTACAAGTAAAATGAAAGCAACTAAAGACGGTAAAGAAGTAGAATTTGCTGTTCGTACTAAAGTATCAGTAGATAAAAATCACGTTACAGGCTTACAAACTAAAAATACAGTTGTAGCTACAGTTCATGGTTTTATAAATGATGATACTAAAGATGTAAATGAGTATAAAAAACAACATGCTCATGAGTGGGTTCATATTCTAGGTAGTATTGAGGGTCTTGGTCTTACTGAAGATAAATCCGAATGGGAAGAAAGTAAAGAAAACATTACCCTAATAGACGAAGAATAATGGATAAAAAAGACCTATTAAAGTTATTTGATAACATAAGTCAAGACTCTAAACCTGCTCAAGAAGCAACCTTTAACAAGCATGACAAAGTCTTGATAATTGATGGGTTAAATTTGTTTTTGAGAAATTTTGCGGTTTTAAGTTATGTAAACCAAGACGGGACTCACATTGGTGGATTAGGTGGTTTTATGAGATCATTAGGATTTCTTATAAACACTAATAAACCAACTTCGGTTTACATAGTATTCGACGGAGTAGGTTCTTCCATAAATAGGAAGAACTTACACCCCGAATATAAATCAGGTCGTAATATAGCTAGAATGACTAATCATTCTGCTTTTGAAGGTATTGACGATGAACAAGACTCAAAAGTTAATCAAATAACTCGTTTAATACATTATTTAAAGTGTTTACCTGTAAACCTCATATCAATCGATAAAGTCGAGGCAGATGATATTATAGCGTATTTATCCAGCTATATGTCAACTAAATTTAACTCTAAGTGTGTTATAGTATCAGCAGATAAAGACTTTCTACAACTTGTAAATAATAACATTACAGTATATAGTCCTATTATTAAAGAATACTATACACCAAAAGCTGTTAAAGATAAATTTGGCCTTCCACCTCAGAATTTTATATTATATAAGACACTATTAGGAGATAATTCGGACAAAATAGATGGTATACCTGGTTTGGGACCTAAAAAACTATTTAAATTATTTCCTGAATTAACTAAAGATAAAGTAACATTAGATGAAGTTTTTGAGTTATGTGAAGATAAACTTAAAGACAATGTTATTTATTCTAAAGTAATATTTGAAGGTGATCGTATTAGAAAGAATTTTAAGTTGATGGACTTAGAAAATCCATTAATGGATGAGGATGAGAAACTATATGTTGAAACAATAGTTGAACAACCTGCTGAAAAACTTAAATCAGCTGAATTTCTAAAAATGTATAACGAAGATGGACTTGGACATATATTAAAAAATGCCGATTATTGGATTCGAGATACATTTAAAGTATTAAGTAGTTTTAAATAATAAGTTATGACATTAAACACATTAGCACAATATGGAACAGGTTTCCAGATCAAAGTATTGTCTTCTTTATTAACACATAAAGAATTCCTTATAAATATTAATGATGTACTTAGTGAAGAGTACTTTGATAATTCAGCGCATCGTTGGATTATTAATGAAATCATTAAATACTACTCTAAGTATCACACTACACCTACAATGGAAGTGTTGAAAACAGAGATGAAAAAAATTGAAAACGAAGTACTTCAATTATCTATTAAAGAACAGCTTAAGGAAGCATATACTGCTTCTAATGATGATTTAGTTTATATTGAAGAAGAATTTTCTAACTTCTGTAAAAACCAACAACTTAAAAAAGCACTTATGACTTCAGTAGAATTATTGAAGGCAGGTGATTATGATTCAATTAGACATTTAGTTGATAATGCTTTAAAAGCTGGTGGTGATAAGAATTTAGGACTAGAATATAATAAAGACGTTGAAACTCGATATAGAGAAGAATCTCGAATAGTAATTCCAACACCATGGGATTTATTTAATAAACTATTCCAAGGTGGATTAGGTAATGGAGATTTTGGTCTTATATTTGGTAATCCAGGTGGTGGTAAATCATGGACACTAATAGCACTTGGAGGTCACGCTGTTAAATTAGGTTATAATGTTATTCACTATACACTTGAATTAAGTGAAAGTTATGTTGGTAAACGATATGATGCCTTCTTTACAGGTGTACCTGTTAACCTGATTCATGATTATAAAGACAGAGTACAAGAAACAGTTGATGGTTTAGAAGGTAATCTTATAATTAAAGAATACTCACCAGGTAAAGCATCTATGTCTACTATAGAAGCTCATATTAAAAAGACTATTGACCAAGGTACAAAACCTGATTTAATTATCATTGACTATGTTGATTTATTAAGATCTAAAAGATCTAAGGGTGATAGGAAAGAAGAAATAGATGATATTTATGTTAGCACAAAAGGATTAGCTCGTGAGTTAAAAATTCCTGTTTGGAGTGTATCGCAAGTTAATCGTGCTGGCGCTAAAGATGATATCATCGAAGGCGACAAAGCCGCAGGTAGCTATGATAAAATCATGATTACAGATGTGGCTATTTCTCTCTCACGTAAGAAAGAGGATAAAGTCGCTGGTACAGGTCGTTTTCATATAATGAAAAACAGATATGGTGGAGATGGTATGACATACGGAGCTAAAATTGACACCTCAACAGGTCAAATGGAAATATTTGATGACTATGATGAAGAGTTGCCTAATTTTAATCCTGCTAAGCCAGTGAATAAATTTAGTGATGTTACAAATTTAGAGAGAGAACAGTTACAGAAAGCATTTTTTGAAATTAAAGACAATTTATGATTATTGAGCCCCGCAATTTTTACAAACCGTTTGAATACCAGACAGCGTTTGACTTTTATAAAGACCAACATAGAGCACATTGGTTAGCAGATGAAGTACCACTTGCATCTGATTTAAATGATTGGAAGTTAAAACTAAATGATTCTGAAAAGAACTTAATAGGTAACATTTTAAAATCATTTGCTCAAACAGAAGTACATGTTAATGACTATTGGTCAACTAAAGTATCAATTTGGTTTCCAAAACCTGAAATTCAAGCAATGGCTCGTGTATTTGCTGATTTTGAATCAATACATGCTGAGGCTTATGCTCGTTTGAATGAAGAATTAGGTTTAGATGATTTTAGAGCGTTCTTAGAAGACGAAACATCAAAAGCTAAAATTGAGCGTCTAATTGAAACACCAGGCACTACTTTAGAAGAACAAGCATTATCATTAGCTATATTTTCAGCATTCACTGAAGGTGTTAATTTATTTTCTTCATTTGCTGTATTGATGAGTTTTCAATTAAGAAACTTAATGAAAGGTACAGGTCAAATTGTAGAATGGAGTGTTAGAGATGAATCATTACATTCTAAAGCAGGATGTTGGTTATTTAGAACATTACTAGAAGAAAGACCAGATCTAAATACTGACGATCTAAGAGACAAAATAGTTGAAGCATGTGAGTTATCAGTTAAATTAGAATTTGATTTTATTGATAAAGCATTTGAAATGGGTGACATTGAAGGTTTAACTAAAGAACAGTTAAAGAATTTCATCAAAGCACGTGCTAATGAAAAAATGATAGAATTAGGTTACAAACCTATCTATAATGATATTGATCCAAACTTATTAAAACAAATTGAATGGTTTGGACATTTAACATCAGGCAAAACACATCAAGATTTCTTTGCAGGTAGAGTAACATCTTACTCTAAATCAACTGCAGATTGGGACGATCTATAAAAATACAATTATGATAAAATTAATTGATTTATTAAATGAAGGCAAACAAGTAGGTACTTTATATCACTTTACAGATATGTCCTCATTACTTAATATTTTAAAAACAAACACATTAAAGGCAAGTAACAAATTTGAAAAAGACAAACTCCCAACAGTATCTCTAACTAGAGATAAATTGGGAGATATAGGGGGAGTAGGAGGGACCGGTACTAAAACTGTTAGAATATCTATAGATGGAAATAAATTATCTAATAAATATAAAATTACTCCATATAATTATTATTTTAACTATCCTGATTATAAAGAATCTGAAGATGAAATGGAAGAAATAGTACAAGGAGATATTAAGAATATTATAGATTATATAATAGAAGTAAGAATAAGTCCTGGTAGTGAAGAATTATACAATCCAAACTCCATAAAAAATTTGATTGATAAATACCCTTTTATAAAAGTATCAGATAAAATAAGAAGAGGAAAAAAATTTGTTGATTACAACCAGGTAGCTTTACCCTTAACTGATGATGTTAAGCAATATATTGATAATATTATAACTAAAGAAAAAATAGAATATTCTTCTGATTTTCCTAATTATGAAATGATAGAATATTTTAATAAAAAATTAAATACTAAATACGATACATTAACAATAGATGTAAAACGATATATAATTTCAAAACTTAAATAATAAATATGATGCTTTTTCATATAATGTAATGAATTATATAAAACAAAAAAATTATGAGTATACAAGTAGACACAAGCAATTGGGTTAAGGGGAAGCATTATCCTGAATGGATGGATGAAATAGCGGTTAGTATGATTTCTAAAGGGTATTTACTACCTGATGAAGATGTATTTGACGCTTATAAAAGAGTAAGTAAATTTGCTGCTCGCCGTTTAAAACGTAAGGATTTACAACCATTGTTTTATGAGGCAATAGTTAAAAACTGGTTATGCTTAGCATCACCAGTATTATCAAACATGGGTACAGAACGTGGAATGCCTATTTCATGTTTTGGTATTGATGTAGGTGATAGTATTGAAGGTATTGCAGATGCAAATTCTGAATTAATGCGTTTATCATCTCAGGGTGGTGGAGTAGGAATCGGAGTATCACGTATCAGAGGTAGAGGTAAAGCCATTAGAGATAATGGTGTATCAGAAGGTGTAGTTCCATGGTGTAAAATTTATGACTCTACAATCTTAGCCACTAACCAAGGTAGTGTTCGTAGAGGAGCAGCATCTGTTAATTTAAGTATTAACCACCCAGACATAGAAGAATTTTTAGGTATTCGTCGTCCTAAAGGAGATGTTAACAGACAATGTTTAAATCTTCATCAATGTGTTGTTATTGATGATGAATTTATGAATAAACTAGAGAATAAAGATCCTAAGTCATTAAAAATATGGGGTGAGATTCTTAAGACACGTTTAGAAACAGGTGAGCCTTATCTTATGTTTGAAGATAATATTAATAAAGCAAATCCTGAAGCATATAAGCAAAATAACTTAAAAGTGTCAATGACTAACATTTGCACTGAGATTGCTTTATATACAGATGAATTACACTCATTTATTTGTTGTTTATCATCTTTGAATTTAGCTCGTTGGGATGAATGGAAAGACTATAAGTTTGAAAATGGAATGACATTACCTGAATTATCAATTTGGTTCTTAGAAGGTGTACTTCAAGAATTTATTGATAGAGCTAAGAATGTTAAGTTTATGGAGAACACAGTTCGTTCTGCTACTAAAGGTAGAGCAATTGGATTGGGTGTTTTAGGTTGGCATACATTTCTACAACAAAAAGGATTACCGTTTGTAGGTATTCAGGCTAACTCATATACAAGATTAATGTTTGATTTCATTCAAAGAGAGGCTATTAAAGCATCTAAAGAACAAGCAGAATTATATGGTGAGCCAGAATGGTGTAAAGGTACAGGTCTAAGACATACACACTTACTAGCACCCGCGCCTACAGTATCTAATGCTCATATTTCAGGAGGCGTATCACCTTCAATTGAACCAATTCCAGCTAATGTTTATAATTTGAAAACAGCTAAAGGTGTATTCATTAAGCGTAATAAAATTTTAGAAGCGTTACTTGAGAAGAAAGGATATAACATTGATAGTGTTTGGGATCAAATTTTAAAGGATCAAGGTTCTGTTTATGGTTTGCCTGATTATATTCTAACTAATGAAGAAAAAGAAGTGTTCTTAACATTTAAAGAAATTAACCAGTTAGAAATTGTAAAACAAAATGGTATTAGACAGCAATATGTAGACCAAGCAATTTCATTAAACCTATGTTTTGACCCAAATGACACTCCAAAATGGATTAGTCAAGTACATAAAGAGGCTTGGAAACAAGGAATTAAAACATTATATTACTTACGTACTGAATCAGTATTGAGAGGAGATAATTTACAACGATTATCCGAGTGTATTTCTTGTGAAGGATAAAATATGTATGATAAACATTTAATAAAAAAAATGAAAAAATCAGAACTAAAGCAAATCATCAAAGAGGAAATAGAAAAGGTATTAAAAGAAGCTACAGTATTACCTACTTCCTACGACTTTAACAATCCTGGTGATGAGTGGAAAAATATACTTACTAAAGCTACGCAGCGTTTTGTTGCATATCCAAAAAATCCTAAAGTTATAAAAGATACATCAAACCTACTTATGGCGGTGTACAAGTTAGGAGGACAGAAAGCAGGTAAGAAACTTAACCCAGACGCCCTAGCCAATTTCGCTAAAAATCTTACTGTATATGACGACAAAGTACTGCTTAAAGGAAATGTAGATGACTTAATAGCGTATATAAAGAATGACTTAGATCCAACAAGAGCTCCAAACTGGGCAAGCCCAGCTGTCAAAAAAGAAATCAAAGCTGGTAAGTGGTCAAGAATAACACCACAAACCAAACTTAAAGTTGGTGATGAGGTTGTAAGAATGAAAAGTACATGGTTTGGTAAAATTGTAAAAATAAATGGTGATAAATATTATATTCAATTTGATGCTGATTATGCTGATGAAAAACCTACTGAATTTTCGAAAACAAATCTTGTAGACCTTTTTGCTTTGATGAAAAATAAATAACAATGAAAAAATCAGAATTAAAAAATATCATCAGAGAAGAAATAGGAAAAACTCTAGGAGAAGCCAAAGCTAAACTTGGTCGTTCCGGAACCTTAGAAATAGAATCAAAAAAAGATGGTATACGAATTTATAGATACGACTATAATAATGGTACACTAGCTGGTCAAGTTTTTATACCTAAAGATGCTATGCCTGATCTAATTAATTTTTTAAGTAAAGTGAAATGAAACTATCAGAACTAAAACAACTTATACGTGAGGAAATTAATACAATACTCAAAGAAAGTGTTTCTTCTAAAGTAAAGATAGAAACAAACAAGAGTAAGATTGATTTACTTATGCGTAAGTATAAAAAAAACATAACACTTCTAACCAAAGATGGTTATGATAATATAGTGGCAATTGCTTACGGCGATCTCGATAATGATAATAGACTACAAGCATTGCTACATCATATGGAAGCTCAAATAGGTAAAGAGCCAACAGGTAATCTAGGATATGAATTTATAGAATACGTTAATGGCCATGAAAATTCATTTACTATATAACATAGTATTTGACTTTTTGAAAATTAGTACTTATATTGCAACAAAATTAAATAGTTATATAT